TGGGGCAGCAGGGATACCACGCCTAATAGCATCCTCAACGGGTTTTGCAATGTCACGGGCTTTAGACCTTAAAGTAACAAGGTGTTCTTTGTCAATCTGACCCAAAATGTAAATCATAGAGCGAACATCAGTAAACGCAACAGAAGCCCTGCTACCAGCAGAAGACATTGAGAAATTACTAATAGCCATACACCAATTCTACCGAGCAAAAAGAAAACCACCCTTACGGGTGGCTTCCTTATCAGGAGTTACTAGCCTGCGCTCTAGCCGTCAGATAACGAGTCATCGTGAACAGCATACGGTCAGACTCTTGCATAAGCAAAGAGGGGGCGATACCAGTCTCACAAGCAAGTGCAGCAATATGCCAATGAGCAGAAGTTTCGCCCAAGCCCCTTATTTTGGGTCTGTTTCACTCGCCCCAACAGAGGCAATGTCGTCAACCCAAGACTCAAAGTCTTTAGTAGTTTCTTTGCGGCGCTTTTCACTAGCCCAAGCCAAGAAAAGCAGGTGAGTGTATTTCACGTTCGATTCCAACGAAGTAACCGAAACATCATACTTAGTTTCAAAAGCAACAAGGTCGGATGCCGAACAAGTTACTTCTTTCGCTTCACCAGTATTAAATTCAATGCGTAGATTGAGTTTCATTATTTTCCTTATGCAGTTGCTCTAGTGACTGAACCCGAAGTAGGCCAAGTGACCGAAAAACTAGAAAGGTCGCCGATGCTGCCGCTGACGGGGGAGTAAGAATTTATCAGCACTAGTGCGGTATATGACGGGTTAGTTGCTGACACTGCTGTACCTGCTGGTTTGATAACCAAAGTACCTAGAGTGTTAACCAAAGGCCAGATAGTTGCATCAACAGAAGCAGCAGCGTAGTCCTGATAGAAGTCCAACTTGGCTGAGCCAGAGAGGATGCCGCCAACAACAGTCTTGTAAACAGTTGCTGCCGTGCCGAACGTGGTGGTTTCAACTTCATTAGACGACACATCAAGAGTGACGGCGTTTAGTGAGTTAGTCAGGTCAGTGCCGTTTAGGGTTACCTGAAATTGTGTGGCAAGGAACTTAGCCAATTTAATCTCCTACTTATGCGAAAACCGTTACAGACCATTCGCCTGCTAGGTAGTTTGTTTCACCTATTGTCAGATTACCATAGGTTGATAACCCGGTTACTCGACAGTCATTTGCACTTCCGCTGAGCGAACGGTCTAATTCTATCGCACTCTTGACCGAGAGTGTTCCTGAACTAGCACAGTAAGGGTCAAGTAGGTTCTGAGCATTACGCCCATCAGCCCTACTGACCAAGACGGTGATGGTGAAAGAATACTCATCTAAGCCACGCCCAAAGGTAGTGTCATAGTTGATTGAGTTTAGGGTAATAATTGCGACTGGTGGCTGAGGTTGTTCAGGGACTTGTGTCGAGGTTCTCATGCCAGTAATGGTGGCAAGATTAGTTGCTAAACCAGCCTTTATGCTACCAAGAGTGGTCATGCTAGATTTCTCATCAAACGGTAAGGGCTGACAAGCATCTGCACATCAGGGTCAAGCCTGTGACCGACACGGATATAACCCATGTCTGGTGAACTCAAAACACCCAAAGGTGAGTCTAGGCGTTTGAAGATTCGGCTTGCCTGAATAATAGTTGCCTGTTTTACGGCGATTGGCGTAGCAGACCAACCCCAAACACCAGTGACACGAGCCAACGCTTGACCATTGTTCACATAAAAGTCGTAGTTGTCGATAGCACGGATACCAGTGATAGGCCAACCACCCAAACCATCAACACGACCATTCAGTGGTTCTTTCTGGTAATCAGTCGAAGCCCAAACCAAATCATAATTAGTATTAAAGTCGCTAGAGGTTGCAACTTCGCTAATGCTTATGGCATCGTCAATAGCCAAATACATTGCGTTGTCTGGGGCGAAGTAACGCACAGCCGTTCCAGCATTGTAGAACGAGCGCATCGTATAACCGTCAACCAGCCTTGAAGCGGCCTCAATGTTGCCCTCAAGGATGGTGTCGTCAATAGTATCCGCATTTGGGATACGCAACGCAGCCTTGACCTCAGCCAAAGTGCAATAACCGTTAGTGATAGCCAAAATGACTCCTAAAATCTATGAGTCTATTCTACCGCTAAATCGCATACGGGCTTTTATGTCGGTAGTACTGATGCCAGAAGTGTAAGGAATGTAGCACATTCCAATGCCACGCTGGTCTAACCAGAACTGGTCAAACTGCATTTGCTTGTAATAATCTTTAGTCGCCCAATCAGAACCAATAACAATCAAGTCAGGCTTCACCATCTCAATCGTTGGGCGAGAGTCAGCCCCACCAATGTTTGACACAACTTCATCCACAAATTTGCAAGACTCAAGAACCTCACGGCGCTCATCAAAACCCATTACGGGTCGTTTGCCTTTGTATTCTTCAATGAATTCGTCAGTATTTAGGGCAACAGTCACAGCACCCAGTTCGGCGCAACGAGCCAAAAGACGGACATGACCTGCATGGAACAGGTCGAATGTGCCGCCTGTGTAAACTCTCAATCCCATCGGTTATCCCTACGGACTTTGAGCGACCAAGCGCCCTCTGAATAGTCTTCTTGTGCCACTTTCTCATCAAATAGTCTTTGGTTCGCAGAGTAGGTGACAGAATTTTGCGCCTGAAAGCCACTGTGCAGCGTTGATGAGTTATCGTGATAAATCTTCGCATCAATGACGTTCTTCGGAACATTATGGAAATCAATGCGACGTTCCAAATCGTTATCGTCAAAATAAAGAGGATAAAATCGTTCATCATACAAACCCACCTTATCTATACAGCCCTCACCAAAGGCTACCGCAGACCAACTAGGAACACAGTCAAAGAAGTTCACAGCGTCAGTTCTAATGCCCTCAGCAGCCTTAGAGAGGCTGTCAGGGGCAAACCAGCAGTCATCATTGACCAGCAACCAGTAGGGCGCATACGGTGTTGATTTGATAATCAGATTCCAAGCCCCAACAAGCCCCAAGCCAAATGGCACACGAATAACCCACATATTTACCACAAAATCTGGCTTGTCTGGATTCCAAGTGGCCTGACCAGAATTATCAACAATGACAAGATTCTCAACTGGATAATCAATGCTCGCTAACAAGCGGTCAGCCAAGTCAAATCGTTTCAGGGTCGCAAAACCCAGAACAGGAATCATTTGAGCAACTTGCCCAAAGTAGGAATCCAGTAATCCTGCCAAACCTTTTCGGCACGGTAACCCTCAGCAAACGCCAAAGCCTTATCAGAAACAACCTGTCCACGGTCATAGGCTTGCATCAACGCCTAACAATCTGCGGAATGTTAGGGATGCTGAACCAAGACTTCTGTGACTCATCCCACAACGGCTGACACTCAACCAACCAACCATCGCCCACCAATTCGGTGCTGGCACAAATGTCCGACACAATAACTGGAACACCACAAGCCTGAGCCTCAATAGTTCCGACACCAAAGCCCTCACCATAAGACACACCCAAATAAACATCCATTGTTGTATAAAGGGCTGCCAGAATGTCTTGTGGGTAGCCGTAGCGGTATTGCAACTGGTCACAAAACAAAACATTTTCAGCAGAAACGCCACACGAAGATAACAGGTCAGCCAAACGCCAACCGTAAGCACCAAACATATCGGTGTGTAAGTAAAGCAGCGCATCGGAGTGTTTCTTGGCAAAAATGCCAAAAGCCAACAACGACTCACAAACAGCCTTGCGGTGAATCGCCCCGGAAGACTTGTTGGCAAAGTTCATACCCACAACAAACTGGTCATCACGGATACCCATAAACTCACGGGCAGCACGACCCTCGATTGTGTAAGTCGGTTTGAACACGTCATCGACAGCGTGAGGAATGTACAAAGACTCAATGCCAGCAGACTCAATCTGCTTCTGACCCCACCGAGACATAGCAATCGGAGTAACGTTAGGGTTGCTCAACCATTCGCCAACTAGCGGTGGGATAGGTGTGTGGTCAACAGGTGTCCAAGAAGCAACTGGAATGTCCTTGTATTTATCTTTCTTCAAAATCCAAACATCATACAAAGTCACCAACAAGTCAGGTTGTTTGCCTTTTTCTTTTTCGACTTTAGCCCTGTGATTCAAGTGATTGATAGCAGTAACATCTTGCGAATAAGCATCAGCGCCACGAGCATACTCAGGCACAAGACCAAACCCAGAATCCCAAGTGCCGTTGACACCCTCACGCCCATAGTTTGACTGGATTGCGACATCCAAACCATCACGAATCATACGAGTCAAAACCTGATTTGACTGAACACCATAGCCAGTAGGTGCATTTGGTGAGTTACTAAACCAAGTAACTGTTCCCTTTAGTTTTTCGACACTCTGCTTAGCAGGGTTGCCCGACTTGCCCATCAAAAACCTTTCGTAGTAGGTATAACCAATCATAGTAAAAGAACACCCCCCGTATCTACGCATACGGGGGGTGTTCAGCCTAAAAATCGGCTAAGGATTAACTTGCGCCACCCTTGAA